TCTTTGGACACTTTGAACTGCCCAGCTTCTTTATGAATGCCATGGTGCAGATGCCTGATCATGGTGAGATTCAATTGGATAGTTTTAAAAACTATGAACTTGGCTTTAGCGGGCACTTTCACAAACGTCAGCAACGTCAAAATATGATTTATATTGGCAATGCGTTTCCGCACAACTATGCAGACGCATGGGATGATGACCGGGGCATGATGACGTTAGAATGGGGCGGCAAGCCAGTGTATCATGCTTGGGATAACCAACCCACATTCCGTACAGTAAAACTCAGCCAACTGATCGACGATGCGGATAAAATTATCTTGCCCAAGCAACATTTACGTGTTACACTAGACATAGACATCAGTTACGAGGAAGCAAGTTTTATCAAAGAAAAGTTTATTTCAGATTACAATATTCGCGAACTTACATTGATTGCGGAAAAGAAGGATCTTGAAATCAATACAAGCATCGACATCCAATCATTCGAAAGTGTGGATCAGATTGTGTCCAGTCAAATTATTAGCATTGACTCAGAACAGTTTAACAAAAATACACTTTTGGAAATTTATAATAGCCTATGATAACAATTAAAGATTTAACAGTACGTAATTTTATGAGTGTGGGTAATCAAACCCAGGCTGTGAATTTTGATAAAGAACATTTAACACTTGTCCTTGGAGAAAACTTGGACCAAGGTGGAGACGATAGTGGAAGCCGTAATGGCACGGGTAAAACTACCATTGTGAATGCATTGAGTTATGCACTTTACGGTAACGCACTAACTAACATCAAAAAAGATAATCTAATTAATAAGATTAATAACAAAGGAATGTTGGTTACACTGAGTTTTGAGAAAAACGGAATCGATTATCGCATTGAGCGTGGCCGCAAACCTAATGTGCTACAGTTCTTTGTCAATAATCAAGCACAAGAAACAGAAGAAACTGATGACGCACAGGGCGACATGCGGGAAACGCAAAAGGATCTTGACGACTTGCTGGGCATGAGTCATGACATGTTCAAACATATTGTAGCACTAAACACTTATACAGAGCCGTTTTTGTCTATGCGGGCAAATGACCAACGGGTTATCATTGAACAGTTGTTGGGTATTACCTTGCTGAGTGAAAAAGCAGAGTTGCTTAAAGAACTTGTTAAAACTACTAAAGATAACATCTATCAAGAGAACGCTGATATAGAAGCGGCAAAGAAATCCAATGAAAAGATTCAACTTAGTGTTGATAGTTTGCTTACAAGACAAACTGCATGGAATAGTCAGCACGAAGTAGATATTGAAAAGATGGCAAGGGCTATTATTGAATTAGAAAATGTTGATATTGAAGCGGAACTTGCGTCGCATACACAGTTAAAATTGTACATTGAACAAACTGCACAGTTAAAAAGTTTGAATAAGGAACGTGCAACTTTGGAAAGTGCAATGTCACAGGCTGAAAAGTCTGCAAGTAAGTATTCAAAAGAATTAGATAGCCTTGCAAACAAAACTTGCCATGCATGTGAGCAAGAACTTCATGATCACAAACATGAAGAGATGACTGCACTGGCAACTAAAAGTTTGAAGGAAGCAAACGTATACCTTAACAAAGTTACAGTTGATCTTGCAAAGATTACTAAGGAAATTGCAAATATCGGAGATGTAAGTGCAAGACCCGATACGTATTACGATACAGTTGAACAAGCACTCAAGCATCAAAACAATTTGAAAACGCTTGAAACACAACTAACTGTCAAAGCAGGCGAAACTGATCCGTACCAAGAACAAATCGACGAACTACGTAACACAGCCATGCAAGAAATCACATGGGACAAAGTAAATGCACTTACCAGTTTGAAAGAACATCAAGAGTTTTTGCTTAAATTGCTGACAAGCAAGGATAGTTTTATCCGTAAAAAGATTATTGATCAGAATCTTGCGTATCTAAACAACAGACTTACCTACTATCTTGACAAAATGGGTTTGCCGCACAGTGTATTATTCCAAAACGACTTAACTGTGTTGATTACTCAGCTGGGACAAGATCTAGATTTTGATAACTTGAGTCGTGGAGAACGTAATAGACTTATCTTGTCATTGTCATGGGCATTCAGGGATGTGTGGGAAAGTTTGTATCAACAGATCAACTTGTTGTTTGTGGATGAACTAGTTGATAACGGACTTGATGCAAGTGGCGTTGAAGGTGCGTTGGCTGTTTTGAAGAAGATGAGCCGTGAACGTAAGAAGAATATTTTCCTTATCAGTCACAAGGACGAACTTATCGGTCGAGTAAACAATGTACTCAAAGTTATTAAAGAAAACGGATTCACAAGTTATGCAAATGATGTGGAAGTAACAGAGTAAAGACAGATAAAAATGCTAAAGTTAAAAGATTTTTTAGAACTTGTTCCCAATCCTAGCTCTGTAGCAGTGGTTACTAGTTATCGAACTGGATCCACTGCACTATGCGATTACCTAAGCAATCATCTGAATATTCCAAATTTTGACGAAGCGTTTCATCAGTGCAACGATCCTGAAACTTATAAAAATTATCAATACAAAGAACATTGTGTTTTAAAAATAATGCAAAATCAAGTTGTAGAACCTTACTGGACTGATGTTAAGGATCGATTTTTATTAGTTGGATTGTATCGGAGAGATTTAGCAAGGCAAGCTGCAAGTTTCTACACGTCAATGCAGTTAGATCACTACCATTTTACTGTGGATGACTCGCCAAAGGCTGCATACGAAATACCAATTTATATTTGGGATATAGAAAACACATGTAAGTCAATACATGAATTTAATAAGTTATATCAAGAAAAAAGAAGTTTATTTACTGCGGAATTTGCATACGAAGATATTCAAGACAATTTTAGTAGTAAAAATACAAAGTATGTTAGATATACCAAACCTACAAATTACTATGAGATATTAAACATTTGTCGGAATTATTTTTACACTAATTCTATAAAATATGAAGCGAGATGAAGAAACGCATGATGAACTCATGCGTGTGTTTAGAGAATATTACAAAGCCAATCAACGTTGGCTTGATAAAGGCACACGGCAGGCAGGATTAGAAACTAGGCAACTGTTATCAGAACTTAGAATTATAGCAAGGCAAAGACGGGCAAACATACAAGATTGGCGTCATTGGATTGACGCTGACAAGGCAGAACGCAAGGCAAATCAGGATCACACAGGCAACGAGGAAGATGATGCTAACTAAAGCATGTCATGGACTTATCAGAACACACTAATAGAAACTTTACCCGAAGATTGTGTAGGGTTTGTGTATCTCATAACAAATAACATCTCTGGAAGAAAATACATAGGCAAAAAACTAGCTAAATTTGCAAAAACTACTTACAAAGTAGTCAAGTTAAAAAACGGCACTAAGAAAAAAAAGAAAATTCGAAGCAAAGTTGACAGCGACTGGCAAGAATATTATGGCTCAAATCTAGAACTAAACGCAGATGTATTAAAACTAGGCAAAGAAAACTTCAGTAGAGAGATACTGTTTTACTGCAAAAGTAAATCAGAATGCTCCTATATAGAGGCCAGAGAACAATTCAATCACAAAGTATTAGAATCAAAAGACTATTATAACGGGCAGATCAGTGTTCGTGTACATGGCTCGCATATACTCAAAGGCTAACAAATCTAGGCAATTTACTGCCAAATAAGCCCGCACTGGCGTTGTTAAGTGCCCTTACTGCCTGGTCTACGTGCATCTCAGGTAATGGAATTTCTGCTTGGCAGCAGAGTTGTGAATCACTATCCTTTACAGGACGCGGATGGGATATGCCTATATATAACCCGTTTGATTCGTAAGAAAAGTATTTTTAAAAGGCTAAAAGAGGGAGAAATACCCGCGGCTATGCGTATGTTAGCGTATATGTGTAGACCTGCCGTTGTAATTAAGACTCAGCTCGTGGTACCGGACAACCGCCACTGTAATGCTGTAACGCTAAGTGAACTGCTCAACTCAGATAATGTTCATTTTTAGCCCGCCAGGGCTAAGTGTGACTACACAATCTAGATAATATTAAAATTACTTCGTAACTGATTGTATTCTACGAAGTATAAAAGTTCGAGCGATAGCGAAGAACAGATGAACGTAGTTCATCTTGATATAGTTATAAATATAGCATATGGAAAATTCTCTATGAAAGTATATGATATTATCGTTGAAGGCGAAGCAGGTCTTGCCAAGACTGTGGCAAAATATGGCCGTAGATTATTAGGTATGTCTAG